GTGATGATTGTAGCTTTGTTGTCTTGGAACTGACGGAGTTCTTGAGTAGCCTCTAGAGAGTCATCGTCCATGTACGGGGAGATGTCTACCTTGCGATAGATACCTGCTTCCATACCAGCTACGATCTTATGCAAGCTCACAGGCTTCTCGATAGCTACGCCCATACAGTCATCCACTGATGTACCGTTAGGGTCAAACAAGAAGTTCTTAGGGTTGATAGGGTTCAAGGAGACAGAGATACGATCCTTCTCTGTGACACCAATAGCTGCTTGACCTGTAACGCCGGGGATAGGCTGAGTAGTTGGGATGTACTCTTTGACTGTCTTAACGACCAATTCACCAATACCTGTACCGTAGATCTTAGCCATCAAACCAATCTGGTCAATACTCTTACGGATCTTGTCCTTAGCGAAGTCATCCATCATCATACGTTTCAAGTCTTGAACGTCGATAGGATTACCATTCACATCCTTGACATCATCTTCAATGTCGAAGAACTCACCTTGACCGAAGATGGCTTCCATGATCTCAGCGTGGCTAGTCTCAACAGCTTGCTGAGTAGCAGGGGAGATGATACGTGAACGCTCAGATTCACGGGTGGAGTCAGAAGCTTCCCATTGACCACGGAAGATACGCTCATATTCTTCATAGGCGGACATATAGTTATTATCTCGCCAATCACGCCAACGCTCGATGTGATCCATCACCCAAGAGACTAACTCTTTGTCGCTCTCTGACGGCTCTTCGAACTGAGCGTCCCCTGTGTTTTCATTTTCAATAGCCATTAGGTATCCTAATTAGATTGTGCGCACTATAGCACGAAAGTAGCAATTTGTCAACTATTTTATTGTAAATCCAAAAGGATCGGTGTAAATAGGAGCTGGCGAAGGCTCTGAAAGAGTTGTTAAAGGAACGCCTTTTTCGGCTAAAACTTCTTTTTGAATCTTAATAAAGCCGGGAGAACGGTCTGGAACTTCGTAAATATTACCAATTTTTGAATCATCAATAAAACGAAGCAGATCAGCACCGATACCTTTTCCTTTGTATTCTGGGCTTACGGCAATAGAATCAATCATGCCTTTATCGAGTTTAGCCGCAGCAACAGTCTTATCGCCATCTTTAATCAAAAGACGAGTAGCTCCTGTTTTAGGGTTGGTATCTAGCGTACCTGCGTAATCGTTAAAATCAAAGGTAGAACCTACATTGTTTTTAGATTCGTGAAAAGAAGAGGCTCTTTTAAGCATATCTTCTCTGAATCGTTCTTTAGCAGCATCTGTTTTAAGATTGTCGGCAAAATTAGAAAAGAGTTTATCAACAGGCGTACCGGCTTCTTGTGGATAACCAACTAGACGGCCAAACCCATATCCTTGACTTTTTCTTGAAAAGGAATTAGCTGCTTGAGCTTCTCTCCAAGCTTTAGCGTTTTTAATGGCTGAAGCGGTTACTCCAACTTCTTCTACTAAAGGCATGACACCCAAAGCATTGCTAACCTGATTGCCATAATAAGCAGCTTCTTTAGCTGGAGCGGTGTTAGGAGACAATACGCTCATGCCTAATTGGTCGGGAGAAGTGCCAAATAAACCTTGTACAAAGCCATAAGTCCTAGGGTCAGGTAAAGATTCAGCACTACGTTGTTGCGCTAATTGGCGGGCTTGAGCACCTTGTCGAGCTATGTAAGGATTACCAAAATAAGGTTGTGTTAGATCTTCTGCCATTAGTATCCTGAAATAATGTCTAAAACTTCGTGTTCATCTTCTTCGTAGTCTTGCTGGTAATTGGACATAGCAAGCTGATCGACGTAAGCCAAGGAGTCAATCAAGTCATCGTGAACCCCTGTGGCAGGGAACATAATGAACTGATCCTCGAATTCCTTCCAATCTTCCTCTTTGTTCAAGGAGATACGTCCATGCTCAAAACGACCCTGTAAGGCCCATACGACCCTATCTGTCTTCTTTTTGTTACCATGAGTCAAGTCATGGATGTGAGTGTAGACATTGTTCTTCCTCATCAAGTCCTGAAGGTAGTGCATCACAGCATTCTTCAAGGCTCCTCGTTCGATACCCACAGCTACAGGCTGATACTCCTTGACGGCTAGTAGGATCTTGGAGGCAGTCTCCCTGATGTCCCATCGACCATGAATGATCTTCTTGACCCACCAGTCACCATTGTCTAGGATCTTACAGACAGTGATGGCTGACTCGTCTAGACGCTTCTTAGAGGCCCCTGCATTCTTAGCTACATCCTCGAAGCCAGCTAAGTCGATAGCGATAACGTAGTCACCGTACTGAGGTTCATCCTTGTACTTCAACCACTCTTGTTTGAATAGATCGCTACCAGCTGTATCGAAGGAAGAGAGATATTCTTGTTTAAATGCAAAAGAGCTAAGAGTACGCTCAGCTGCCTCAATTTCCTTAGGATCAATAGTCTCATTGTCTTTGGTGGTGTAATGCCATGACTTCCACTCTTCATCAGTCTCTTCTTGGCCTAGGTTATAGACATCGTAGAACCAGTTACGTCCACTAGGGGTACTAATAAACAAGGCTCTACCTTTTTTGTCAGACAGAGAAGCTCGAATGATCTTCTGCCATGTGTCCTCCTTAATAAAGGCACATTCGTCTAGTACAACATAGGTAAGAGAAACACCACGTAGAGAGTCAGGATTGTCAGCACCTCTAACCAATATCTTTCTACCGTTAACGAGGGTAATCTCTAGGTTATTGACGTGGGAGGACTTGATGACAGGTCTACCTAGGTCTAGCAGGAGATCCCACATAATAGTTCTAGCTTGTCCTAGGGTAGGGGCTATGTACATCACAGCTGAGCCTTCAGGACAGTTCAGAGCCTCAATGAGCAGGGTAACAGCTGATAACCGAGACTTACCACATCGACGACCAGCAGCGACTACCTTGAAACGATGCTTATCAGCAAATACTTGTTGTTGCCACTTGAGTAGCTCAAAGTTCAATGAGGTCATTCGTGGACATCCTTGATCTCTACATCTTGGATGTCAACTTCGACATCATCTTCAGTAATAGTTGTTGTAGCTTGACCAAGGCCCATAATGTTAATGCTAATAGCAGCAGAACCATTGCCTTGCTTTGCTTGCTCGAATGCTGATACAGGGACAATCCTATCTACTACTAGCTTCCATGCAGCAGCTTGGTTCTTATGGTCATCATTGAGAGCTGCATCGAAGATAGCTTCTAAGACCTTAACGGACTTAGGGGAGTTAAGCATACGAGCCTTATACTCGTCAATGATAGCTTTATCACCCTTGGGTCTACCTATGATCCCTTTGTTCTTGTTCTTAACTGCTGCTAGCTCTGTTTTCTTAGGTCTTGCCATCTTTGTCCTTAAGAAGGAGATGTACTACTACTATTAATAATAATAAATACGGGGAAAGCTACTCTGAGACTATAGAGTAACTGTCTAATTTAACATTAAAGCAAGAATCTAAATGAAGTATATACTTACTTATATTTCCTCTTGTGTACATATACCGTACAAAGGAACTAAGTAATTAACTCACTTAGAAACTTCCTGTATTAACTAAGTAGCCTGTCTACTTAGACTTCATTTGAGTTCTTGGAAGGATAACCTTCATAGAGAATTATATACGTCTTTTCTCATTTGTCAAGTACTTTATCAACTTTATTTTCATTATTGCCATATTAGAGTCCAACCTCTAACTTCATAGACCTCTTGTGTCCACATTGTAGTCCTCAAGAGGCTCTATGACGTAGCTCTTGTGTCCGTTTTCTACTTAGGCTAACCTGTCCCTAATTATTATGTCAAGTTCTATGATTTTATTAGTCTTTTTTGTCCATTAGTGCCTCTTTTTTAAGCAGTTCCTTATTTGACTTTTTTGTGTACTTAAGAGGCTCCCACAAAAGTAAACTCAGTCAGCCTCCCCCTCCCCCCCTATGAAGTTACATCAAAGACTATAATGGTAAGCATACTTACTATCTCTAATGACTAACGAGTCAGTAGCAAATGAGAATCATTCTCAATAGGCAGGTGTGAGGGTCTATGAAGCACCTATTATGTAACACCTAAGCATCACCACAGACACCAGACATAAGCAACTATCATGCCAAGCTAATGCACTATCAAGGTGCAATAATGCACCATCAAAGGGAATCATGCACTATTATAGGGTGTTGTTATTAGGCAACACTGTACAGATTAGTATTAGTTTATAATCTTATAAGATTATAATGTACACTAGAGTATTACAAATACTAGGTTGGTACGGTATCTGCTAAGTAAATTACATCCGAGGCACACCGCAGCGGAGTAACTCACCAAAGATCGGAGCACATATCATGTCTACAAACGAATTCATCGACCGCATTGTTATCCCAGTATTAGGGTTTATCGCTATTGTCGTTATGTGGTTAACCGCTTAACATTGTCACCTTATCAACTCACCAAGTATCGGAGCACCTATCATGTCAGATCAAATCAAAGAACACGTTAAACACATCGTCCACACTATCGAGCATGGGTTCGAGGGTTACATGGAAGATAACGAATACGACGAAATCCGTGATGTATACGAGTATTTGCAGGATGTACTGGATATCGAATACATTGTCAATTCAAAAGGCGAATACTTAGGCGCTCGCGTGTTAGTTGCCTTCGGTGGCCCTAATATCTGGATCAATACACGCACAAAGCAGGTCGAGGGCTATTGGTGGGGTGATTCGTGCCTCATGCCTTACAGTAACGATGAAATGGGCTTAGATGACGCATTGTCTGAGCTTTGGTCTACACGTTAATCAGGGGGCCTAACATGAAAAAGATTTACATTGCCACTGGATACAATTCTTACACTAATGAAGCGCTATTAAAGGCTTTCACGTCTCAATCGGAGGCTGATAAGTATTTAGAGGGTATGACTGATCCTAAAATTAATGTAATGGGTTATAAATCAACCGCTGATCTAGTAAACAAACTTTTAAAGGTGAATTAACATGAGACTTTATCACGTAGTAGTTATTGTTACTGATCCTAAAATGAAAAACTGTGGTGAGACTGTGTTTATGACACGCACACCAGTCACCCATGAACACGGGTGCATCATTCTTTCTAAACTCACACGCTATCCTTGGCGCCGTGAAACACTAATTGAGGTGCAACAATGACAGCATACGATTGTTTCTTGACTACTTTCGGGGCATGTATTGTAGTCATTGCCGTGTATTTTGTCTATGTTGCATGGAAAGGGTTTAAACAATGCTAAACAATAACGACTTTATCAGCCTAGAACGTAGGCTATGGCGCGAAGGTAATCCATTGACTGATGAACTATGCAGTACACGGGATGAACTGCTATTCCTATTGGCTGAGGCTAAGAAGGTAATGGAAAAGTACTCACCTGCTATCAATCAACTATCAACTATAGACGACTTAGACTTCTACCGTGAATGGGATAACTTTGGGGATACTTTGGATAATCTATCTTATGACTTGGGAGTGACAGAATGACAGTAGGACAATTAATCGAACATTTAGCCCTTTATGCCCATGAAAGCGACAGTGTTTTCATTTGGGTTGATGGTAACCGCTATGAAATAGCTAATGTTGACGATATGGGCGAAAGCATCATTGACATTACCGCTAAAGTAGATAATGAGGTGACAGAATGACAGAAACAACAATGAAATGTCCTAAATGTGGCTCTGATGACTGGGATTTCGCTAACATAGGCTTTACTGATGCTAAACAATGCACCGACTGTGGGGAAATCTTCTTTACTGGTGAAGCGGGTAAGCCTTGGGTAGAGATAACCAAAGGTCAGATTGACGATTGTCTCAAACATGCAGATAATTATGACTTTGCATGGGCTATAGAGGCTATTTGTAAACGAAACAACGGGTATTAACTAAAATGACCATGATTTTTGTCTGTTACTGTATTGACTACATCATTGCGGAGGATTTGTGGTGAAAATACAACAAACTAATAATTGTACGCAGTACGTATGGCCTTTCCCTGCTGAATGTCCGCCTAAGCCGTGGACACCTGAGGAAGTTAAACAATACGAGAAACTGCAAAGGGCTAAAGTACCTGATGCACCAATGGTGTCAAACCATAGCTAGAACCGATTAAAACCATGCTAGAAGGCTCTGAAAGCCTCTGGACTAACTCCGCAACACCCTAAGGACTAAAAATGCACTGTACAGCCTGCGATCGTTTACTGACTGAGTTCGAATCTACTCGTCGTAACGCACACACGTTTCAGTTTATCGACTTATGTAAAGTTTGCTTTGAAGATGTTAAGCCCTTCGTGCCTACCATTGACAGAACAGACCTAATCACCGAAGCTGATCTTGACGAAGAACCAGAAGAAAAAGACAATCTGGACACAGGGGTTTCCCTAGAAGACTTGGACATACATATTAACTATGAAGTAGACTACGAAGACTCTAGAGGTTCCTATGATGTCTAAGAACTTCTATGTTAATACACTATTAATATACTACTTAAGAAGAATACTAAGTAGTCTTTAAAGTAAAGAGGGGTACAACATGAAAGATTTTATATCTAAAGATGAAGAAGAAATTAGGGATCAAACTCTAATGCAAGAAGAAGCACACTATGTCCATACGATAAATGATGTCGTTGAGCTTATGATTACCTATGGTCAATTAAAAGTATTGATGGACATTACTACAAGAATGCAAGAGGTAAATAAATGATTGTTTCTTTGTTTGTTTTTGTCTTAACTTTAATTAAAGTGTCACTTAAGTGACAGGAAGGATAACAAAATGAGTGGAAAAGCTATTCTCGAATATGATTTGTCTAAACCTGAGCAGGTCATGGCACATAAGTACGCTTTAAAGGGTCTTGAGGCATGTCAGATGATTGAATCTCTGAAAGCTGCAACGGCTGGCTATCAAGCATACAAAGGGCTCTCTGAGAGCGTTCTAGCGGACATCATCTCAGACTTGTCTAAGTGGGAGGATGTGAAGCTATGAGCACTCATGGTGATGGTGGTAAAGGATCAGGAAGACGTAACGAGAACTCTCAGGCAGTTCGTGACGGATGGGACAGGATATTTGGAGCTAAGAAAATGAATGATGATTACGAAGAAGACGATCAACAAGAAGAAGAAGAATACGATGAAACTGAAGGGCGTAGTTGTCCTGTATGTCGTGGAGACTTGGTAGTTACAGCTACTGGGATGTACTTATTCTGTGACACTTGTGGTCATCGTGAGGAGCTAGTAGATGACGACTACCTATAAATCAGTGCACATTGAAGGTTGCTGGCCTTACAAGTACGAAGCACCTAATCGTAGGACTTTCAAACGAGAGACTATGGACAGGGCTAATGCTCGTAAACGTGAGATCTACCATCAGAAGAAGAAGCTCCTAGGCTTACAAGTCTTTGAGATGGACATTGATATTTGCAGGGAGTTGAACAATGCATCAGCTAAAAGTCGCAAGTAAGTTTCTACGGCACACCTCTTGTGAGCATTGTGGCTCTAGCGATGGATCGTCTGTCTACGATGATGGACACCAATACTGTCATGTCTGCCACGAGTACACAAGGGGCGATGAAATCGTCGGTACTTCTCAACAACAACCGACAAAAACAAAGGTATTCACGATGAAAACAACAGGGGAAGTTAAGGCTATAGTGGATCGAGGTATCTCACGTGAGACTTGTGAATACTTTGGTGTTACTCAGGCTGATGGGAAGCACTTCTACCCTTATTTTGACGAAACAGGCGCTAAAGTAGCGGAAAAGATCCGATCTGTAGAGAACAAGACGTTCTCCATTGCAGGGAATTTCAACAAAGCTACGCTCTTTGGACAGAGTTTGTTTCAGAAAGAGGGTAAGTACATCACCATCGTTGAAGGTGAACTAGACGCATTGGCATCATTCCAGATGACCGGATCAAAGTATCCAACGGTATCTATTCGTAACGGGGCTTCAGCGGCTGTTAAAGACTGCAAGGCTCAGTATGAGTACCTAGATAGCTTCGAGACTATCGTGATCTGTTTTGACGCTGATGAACCCGGTCAGAAGGCAGCTAAAGAAGTTGCTGAGTTGTTCGGAAATAAGGTTAAGATTGTTAAACATTTAAAGGAGTGCAAAGATGCCTGTGATTACCTCATTAACGGACGAGGAGCTGAATACGTTAATCAATGGTGGAGAGCTGAGAGTTATGTACCCGATGGGATCATCCAAGCCTCAACACTTTGGGACAGCGTATCTGCACCTGAACCCATCGCAGAAGCCTTCTATCCATTCAAAGGACTTAATGAACTTCTCTACGGTTTACGCAGCTCTGAACTCATTACAGTCACTGCTGGATCAGGTCTCGGTAAGAGTCAATTCCTTAGAGAAATCTTATATCGAATCCTTGAAACAACAAGGTGGAACGTGGGTGGTATGTTCCTCGAAGAATCAGTACGTAAGACTGCAAGATCAATCATGTCACTTCATGCAAACAAAAAGCTGCACCTACCAGACACCGAAGTCACAGAACGAGAACTGAAGGAGGCATTCGATGCTACTTTGGGGACTAATCGTGTTTTCCTGTTTGACCATTTCGGCTCCCTTGCTATTGACAACGTGCTCAATCGCATACGATACATGGCCAAGGCTTGTGATTGCCGTGTTGTTTTCTTGGATCACATCTCTCTCGTTGTGTCTGGTATGGATGGGAATGATGAGCGCAAGTCTATTGACGTCTTGATGACACGACTACGTACATTGGTACAAGAGACAGGTATTACCTTGATCTGTGTATCTCATTTGAAACGACCTAGTACATCTAACAAAGGACATGAAGACGGTGAAGCAGTATCCTTATCTCAGTTACGTGGCTCTGGTGCTATTGCTCAGTTGTCTGATGCTGTTATTACCTTGGAACGTAACTCCATGAGTCCTGATCCAAACGTTCGTAACCTTACTAAGGTTGCTGTTGCAAAGAACAGGTATAACGGTTTAAGCGGTCCTGCGTGTAATCTCAAGTACGACATGAACACAGGTAGGATGTTGGAAGTAACAATGGAGGAACTATGACACCTACACCACGGCTGCGCTTTGTTGTGCGCTATGAGCCGACGCCAATTCGCGTACTTCAACAATGGTATACATACGATATCAACTACCCAACCGAGAAGGGAGAGTGGAAAGATGTGCCTCTGGAGAAAGAATATGATTGAAATGATTATCGTAGGTACTATTGGTATCGGCTACGCTGTTGTAGGGACGCTACAGTGGCTCAAGGGTGACATGGGTGCTGGTATCATGTGGATCGGCTATAGTTTTGCACAGGTAGGCTTGTTCCTAAACTTAAAATGACATATGAAGAAGCTGTAGAAGAACTTAAAGATGTGCCAAGGCCTTCGCTGGAAGAGTTTATTAAAGTAGGTAAAAATGATTTTATTTATTTTGAAAAACTTTACGGTGCTGGCTTCATCTTACACGCCATTGAAATAGCTGAATTGTTGAAAGAAAAGAATGAACAAACGAATCGCACTGGACATCGAGACGAACATGGCTCACGATACGATCCATTTGTGCGTAACTCAGGACATTGACACAGGAGAAGTGAAGGTATGGAAAGCTCCAACAGGATTTTGGGACTATCTCAAAGAT